TCGCTGTTAACGCTTAGTAGAAACTCTCAAGACTCTCCAGCGTATGCTGGGGAGTTTTGTTTAAGTGCATTCGCTGAGTGTATTTAAACAAATAAGGAGATAGACCTTGGCAATTTATCGTGGAGCAGGTGGTGCAGGAGACGCTACCCAGGATGCTGCAAGTGAAGTACTATTAGCTCTAGCTGCTAAGGATGCAGCGATTGCTGCACAAGCTGCTGCAGAGGCTGCACAGTTAGCCGCTGAGACAGCACAAACTGCTGCAGAACTTGCAGAGACCAATGCAGAAACAGCAGAGACAAACGCTGAAACTGCAGAGACCAATGCAGAAACTGCAGAGACTAACGCTGAAACCGCTGCTACTAATGCTGCCGCTTCTGCCAGCTCTGCTTCAACATCTGCAAGCAATGCTTCGACATCAGCTACGAATGCAAGTAATTCAGCATCGTCAGCTAGTACATCAGCAAGTAACGCATCGACTTCGGCAACTAACGCTGCCAACTCTGCATCCAGTGCGTCTACATCTGCAACTAACGCAGCAAACTCAGCCAGTTCTGCAGCAACTTCTGCAACCAATGCAGCTAATTCTGCTACTGCTGCTCAAACAGCTCAGACCGCTGCCGAGTTAGCAGAGACTAATGCTGAGACTGCTGAGACCAATGCAGAAACTGCTGAAACTAATGCCGCTGCTTCAGCATCTGCTGCAGCAACTTCAGCATCTAACGCTGCTTCGTCAGCTTCTTCTGCGTCTACTTCAGCAAGTAATGCCGCTTCTTCAGCATCTGCAGCGTCTACTTCTGCATCGAATGCTGCCACATCCGAAACTAACGCAGCCAACAGTGCCTCTTCTGCGTCTACCTCAGCCACTAACGCAAGTAACTCCGCATCTTCTGCTGCGTCCTCCGCAAGTGCTGCTGCTGCGAGTGCTGCTAACGCTGCTGCTTCTTACGATCAATTTGATGATCGTTATCTTGGTTCTAAAACCAGTGATCCTACTCTAGACAACGACGGTAACGCTTTAGTTACTGGTGCGTTATACTACAACACTGTTGACGGTGTAATGAAGGTATACGACGGTGGTGTTTGGATTGCTGCTTCTGCTGCTTCGCAGGCTATTTTAGTTGTCTATCAATACACTGCTACGGCAAGTCAAACAACTTTCTCTGGTACAGATAATAACGCACTAACGCTTGGCTATACAGTCGGTTCTATTCTTGTTACCTTAAACGGTGCAATCTTAGAAAATGGCTCAGAGTATACTGCTACATCAGGCACTTCTGTTGTATTAGCTTCTGGTGCTACTGCTGGTGATGAACTAAATGTGTATGCGTTTTCTACTTTTGATTTAGCAGATGTATATACCAAAGCCCAAGCAGATGCTAAGTATCTCACAATCTCTAACCCAAGCTATACTGGAACGCTAACAGGCGGTACTGGTGTAGTTAATCTTGGTTCTGGTCAGTTCTATAAAGATGGTTCAGGTAATGTAGGTATTGGTACTAGTAGTCCTAGTTACAGATTAGATGTTAGCACTACAGGAGCAACACTATTTAGGTTTACAAATTCTAATAATTCAACTGGTTTAATTGGTTACGCATCAGGAAGTGGAAATAGTTATATTGGTGATTTAACCCTTGCAAACACTAGCAATTCTGCAATTAATTTTAATTCCACCAGCAGTTTTGTTGGTATTTTTACTGCTAACGCAGAGCGGATGCGTATCGACTCTAGCGGTAATGTTGGTATTGGTACTAGTAGTCCTAACGGATTACTATCTGTTTATGGTACAGGAAGACTTGCAACTTTTAGAAATGCTACTACTGGGTCTGGAAGTTCAGATGGAAGTTATATATCGCTTAACGGAAACGATTTACAGATTTCAAATGGCGAATCTGCCAATATGATTTTTTATACGGCAGATACAGAACGGATGCGTCTTACCTCTGATGGATTACTACAGTTCAACTCAGGCTACGGCTCAGTAGCAACTGCTTACGGCTGTCGTGCATGGGTGAACTTCAATGGGACTGGTACTGTAGCTATTCGTGCAAGCGGTAATGTGAGTTCTATTACTGATAATGGTTCTGGTGATTACACAGTTAATTTCACTAATGCTTTGCCAGACGCAAATTATTCAATAGCTGGAGCAGCAATGTACCCTTCAAGTGTTAACTCTCATTTTATCTCTTATGGAGATTCAAATGGAGCATCTGGAACAGTGCCATCAACTACAGCTTTTAGATTTAGAACGCTATACACAGTAACCCAAGTAAATGCTCAAGATTGCCAGTATGTAACTATTATGGTTATGCGATAAAGGATGCACAAATGACACAAAGAATTATTTACCCAACAGACGAAGGCGGTGTATCTATCATTATTCCAACTCCTGAGTATCTCCAAGACCACACTATTGAAGAGCTTGCTGCTAAAGATGTCCCCGCTGGTAAACCATACAAGATCGTGGATGTCTCTGAGATCCCTGAAGATCGCACTTTCCGTAACGCATGGGAGTATCAAGAATGATTGTAGTTAATATTGATAAGGCTAAGCAGATCACTAAAGAGCGTCTTCGTGCTGAGCGTACACCTTTATTACAAGCCCAAGATGTAGCGTTTCAGAGAGCATTAGAGTCTGGAGCAGATACTGCTGCGATTGTTGCTGAGAAACAAAGACTGCGTGATATTACTAAATTGGCTGACGAGGCTACTACACTTGAAGAACTTAAAGAACTTACAGCAGGGGTTAAATAATGGGTAAGGCAAGAAACTTATCTGCAATACCGAATGGAGTATCCGTTAGCGGAACATCTGCTACGATTACAAATGATGCAACCATCTCAGGTCTTACTGTTGGTAAGGGTGGTGGTTCTGTATCTACTAATACTGCTATTGGTACTGGTGCTTTGCCAGCTAATACGACTGGTGCAAACAATGTAGCGGTTGGACGAGCTGCTGCAAGCGGGGCAACTACAGCAAGTTTTGGAACTTATGTAGGAAGCCTTTCGGGTAATGCTTCTATTACTGGTAACGGCAATACTGCTTTGGGTTATTACTCTTATGGTTCAGGCACAAGCGGTGCAAACAATGTGGCAATTGGAGTGCAAACGCTATATAACAACACCACTGCATCTGACAATACAGCCGTAGGTTATCAATCTTTGTATAGCAATACTACCGCTGTTCGAAATGTAGCTGTTGGTAGCTTTTCTTTATTTGCTAACTCTACAGGAACAGAAAATGCTGCTTTAGGTTGGTCTGCTTCTCGATTAAATACGACAGGCTCATATAATACTTCTGTCGGCTATCAAGCTGCTTACTCAACTACAACTGGTAGTTACAACACCGCTATTGGTCGTAGTGCATTAGAAAACAACACCACCGCATCTTTTAATACCGCAGTAGGTTACCAAGCTGGGTATGCGAATACTACTGGTACAGAAAATGCTGCATTTGGTAAATCTGCATTGCTGTCAAATACTACAGCTAATAACAATTCAGCCTTTGGTTGCCAAGCCTTATATTCAAACACAACTGGTGCTTCTAATACTGCTGCTGGTCAAAACTCTTTAATCAGTAATACTACTGGTGCTGAAAATGCTGCATTTGGTAAGTCAGCAATGAACAACAATTCAACTGCTAGCAACAATTCGGCTTTTGGATGTCAGTCAATGTATAACAATACAACTGGCACTAACAATGTCAGCATTGGTCATAACACAATGATTGACAATACTACTGGGTCGAATAACACCGCAGTAGGTGAAACAGCATTAAAGTCAAACACCACCGCCAATAACAACACAGCAGTAGGTTATCAGTGTCTTTATTCAAATACTGGTGCAGATAACACAGCAGTAGGTAGATTAGCCGCAAATGCAAATACCACTGGTGCTTCAAATGTGGCAATGGGTAACTCTGCTTTAGTTTATAACACCACAGGCTCATATAATGTGGCGATTGGACAGCAAGCGTTAGTTTCAAACACCACCGCATCTAACAACACATCAGTAGGTTATCAGGCTGGGTATTCCGTAACCAATATGGGTGGTAATACTTGTATTGGTGCTTATGCTGGTAGAGATACAACTGGCGAGCAAAACACTTGTATTGGAACTTATACTGGTTACTACACAGGCTTTGGCGGTGCGGCTCTTACATCAGGAATAAACAATACCCTTGTAGGTCAATACTGCACTGTAAACGCAAATGCTGGTTCATATCAGATTGTTATGGGTTATGGCACTATTGGTATTGGTGATAATTACTTCACAATGGGTAAAAATGGTAGCCGTGTTTACAACCAATTTACTGCTAATGCTTCTTGGACACAATCCTCTGATGTGCGTTTAAAAACAAACATTCAAGATGACCCATTAGGCTTAGATTTCATTTGTAAACTTAAACCAAGAACTTACCAGTGGAAGCCTTCAAATGAAGTGCCACAAGATTTAACTGGTCATTACAATGCAGAAAATCAAAAAGATACTGAAGTAGTGATGAACGGCTTTATTGCTCAAGAAGTTAAAGAAGCTCTTGATGCAGTTGGCAACCCAACATTTACTGGCTGGAGTGTCGAACCAGATGGCACACAAGCAATTAGCCGTGAGATGTTTATTCTTCCGTTAGTTAAAGCCATCCAAGAACTCAAAGCAGAAGTAGATTCACTAAAAGCACAACTTAACAAATAGGAGTAGATATGACTGATATTCAAGAAATCACCGCAGAAGAAATTGCTCGCCATTATTTAGCCGCAATGGATTCAGTAAACCTCATCAATGCTGGTAAGCCCGAAAAAATGGCTGACAATGAGTGGACTGATACTGTTGCTCGGAATAAAGAGCATCTCAAGATTATGTTGGCTAAAGACTTTTGGACTACGGAAGATTTAACACCATTAGAACAGGCTGCACAATGATTAAGTTAGAACTAGACATCAACGCAGTAAACTTTATTCTTTCAATGCTTGGAGAACTCCCAACCAAGACTGGTGCGTGGGAACTCCTAAAGCAGATTAAAGAACAAGCAGATCCGCAAGTTCCTCAAGAAGAACCTAAGAACTAAAGAGTAAATCATGGCTGACATCGATCCTGTAGAATACGGCAAGCTAGTACAAGCTGTCGAAAACCTAGAGTCCAAAGTAAGTACAATGGAGTACGACATCAAGAAACTCGTAGCAATGGCTGAGAGATCTAAAGGATCTTTGTGGGCTATCATGGGAGCTGCCTCAGTCTTTGGTGGTTTTGTAACTTGGATTGCTGACTTGGTATTTAAGAAATGAGTAGACCACATTCCGTAGGTAAAGACTTAGTAGCGAATACTAAGACTACTATGTTTACTGTTCCAACTAGGAACATAGCTCGTTGGAGTTTACTCTTCGCAGCGAACCACAGTGCTTCTTCTAAGTGGTTTACTTGCTGGTGGTACGACTCCAGTGAAAACACTGAGATCGAAGTAGTCTTTGAATACGGTCTAACTGCTAAATCATACCTGAAGTTTGATGGATCAGAAGTAATCCTAGACGAAGGTGATGAGATTCGAGTACAGTCTGAGACAGGATCTACAACGACTTGTATTATCACCGTAGAACTAGAGCAACGCAGTACCGTACAACAATTTTTATAAGGAGATTTAAATGCCAATGGTAAAAGAGAAGAAGTTCCCCTACACCGCTAAAGGTAAGAAAGAAGCTAAACAGTATGCTCAGAAGACTGGTGCTAAAGTAATGTCTAAACCAGCTAAGAAGATGGGTGCTAAGCGTGGCTACTAAACCTGGCTTGTATGCCAACATCGCAGCTAAGCGTCGTAGGATTGCTGCTGGGTCTGGTGAGAAGATGCGTAAGGTTGGTTCTAAAGGAGCTCCTACGGCTAAAGACTTTAAGGAAGCAGCTAAAACTGCTAAGAAGAAATGATTAAGAAGGGTAAAGAAACATTCTCAGGTTACAATAAACCTAAGCGTACTCCTAATCACCCTACTAAATCCCATGCTGTATTGGCTAAATCTGGGGATACGGAGAAGTTAATTCGTTTTGGTCAACAAGGTGTAAGCGGAGCAGGTTCAAACCCTAAGACACCAGGAGAAAAGGCTAGACAGAAGAGCTTCAAAGCTCGCCATGCTGCGAATATCGCTAAAGGTAAGCTATCTGCTGCGTACTGGGCAGATAAAGTTAAGTGGTAGGGTATTGACTTTTAACCAATTTTATGGTATAATATATAACTATGGCATCGATGAACTATATCCAACTCGTAAACGACGTACTGATTAGGCTGCGTGAACCAGAGGCTTCCTCAGTCTCTGATACTGCCTATGTAAAATTGATTGCTAGGTTTGTAAACGATTCTAAGCGTGTCGTAGAAGATGCTTATAACTGGAATGCTTTAACTGAGACGTTAAGTGCTACGACTACTGCTGATGTATTTAACTATGTCTTAGTAGGATCTGGTCAGCGATTCAGAGTTATCGATGTTATTAACGATACTTCGAATATCTTTGTAGAACTAGCTGCTACGAAATGGATGGATCAGCAGTTCTTAATGACCACTCCTCAGAAGGGTTCTCCTGCATATTACAACTTCAACGGAACAAACGTTAACGGAGATACTCAAGTAGACTTATTCCCGATCCCTAACGGTTCTTATAACATTCGCTTTAACATTATTAAGCCACAAGAACCCTTAGCAGTAAACGCTGATGTTCTGTTAGTGCCACATGAACCAGTTATCTTAGGAGCTCTTGCAAGGGCTCAGGCAGAGCGTGGTGAAGACGGTGGAGTACAAGCAGGGGAGACATACCAGCTAATGCGTCAGAGCTTAGCAGATGCTATTGCTTTGGAATCTGGTCGTTACTTAGAAGAACAAGAATGGTTGGCTGTTTAAATGGCTAGTCAACTACAGACAGCATCGATTGCTGCTCCTGGCTTTTACGGATTAAACACACAAGAGTCTAGTATTACTCTGTCTTCTGGCTTTGCATTAAAAGCTCAGAACTGTGTGATTGATAAGTATGGTCGTATCGGAGCAAGACGTGGGTGGACTGCTCTTAATACTACAGTGAATACTGACTTAGGAGCTGCTAATCCAGTAGAGTTTTTATTTGAAGTCGTTACTGGTGGCGGTACTGAGGTACTGAGTGCTGGTAATAATAAGTTATTCGTAGGCACAACTACGATGACTACTAAGACAGTACGTAATGCAGATAACAGTGGTAATGCTACATATACTATCTCTGCGAATAACTGGCAAGGTGCTGCTCTGTCGTATGGCGACGTAAGCGATTTCCAGCCTCATGTGTACTTAGCACAATCTGGTCATCCTATGTTAGTGTGGCACGAGCTTCCTACATCTGGTGGAGCTTTTGATGCTCACGATAGCGGTACATTTGGTTTCCAGCGTGTAGGAGATGATGCTAAGTTACCATCGAATCACAGCACTTCTACGTTTGCACCAAGCTGGGTCTTGTCTGCCTACGGTAGAATCTGGTGTGGGGGTATATCTGGAGATACACAGACGGTATACTTCAGTGACTTACTAGCTGGTACGGATTTCTTAAATGGATCTGCTGGATATTTAAACCTACAAGAAGTTCTCCCCAATGGAGATCCTGTAATAGCTGCTGCAGCACATAACGGATATATTATATTCTTTGGTCGTAGGAATACAGCGATCTATGCTAATCCCTTAGATACTGCTTCGCTACAACTAGTAGAAGTAATCGCTAACGTAGGCTGTGTGGCTAGAGATTCAGTACAGAGTATTGGAACAGATGTGTTGTTCTTGTCTGACGCAGGAGTTCGTAGTCTACAGCGAGTCATCCAAGAGAAGTCGCTACCAATGCGAGATATCTCTAAGAATGTTCGTGATGATCTTATGACAGCAGTAGCTTCTGAGACAGACTTGACTAAGATCAAGAGCATTTATTATGAGCGTGACGCTATTTATTTATTGACACTACCTACAACTAAGTTTGTATACTGCTTCGATACTCGTGCTCCGCTACAGGATAACTCCATGCGAGTAACTATCTGGGACAGTATTGAACCGAAAGCATTTACAGTAACACAAGATAAGAATTTATTGATTGGTAAGCCTGGCTATATTGGTAAGTATTACGGACACAGCGACAATGGTACAGCATATCGTCTACAATATTTTACTAATTACTTTGACTTCGACGCTTCTACAGCATTAAAGATTTTAAAGAAGATTGGTTGGGTGTTAATCGGAGGAACTAACCAATCAGTAGCGGTAAAGTGGGGTTTTGATTATAGCGAAGGTTATCAAGCTACCACATACAATCTAGATACTGCTACAGTATATGAATATGGAATTGGTGAATACAACATTGCTGAGTACACCTCAGGCATTGTATTAGATCGTTTTAGTATTAACGCAGGTGGACAAGGAACAGTAATTCAGCTCGGCTTAGAAGCTGACATCAATGGTAATCCTCTGTCTATTCAAAAGATTGACGTAGGACTTAAACAAGGGAAAACATTAGTATGAGTAACTATGTAAAAGCCACTAACTTTACAGCTAAGGATAGCTTACCTTCTGGTAATTCTGGTAAGATTATTAAAGGTGCTGAGATTGATACCGAGTTAACTGCGGTAGCTTCTGCTATTTCATCTAAAGCAGATATTAATAGCCCAGCATTTACTGGCACTCCTACAGCACCTACTGCTGCAGCAACTACTAATACAACACAAGTAGCTACTACTGCTTTTGTTAGAACTGAGATTACCAACTTAGGTACTATCGGTACAATGGCTGCTCAAAATGCTAACGCAGTAGCTATCACTGGTGGCAGTATTGCTGGGATTACTGACTTAGCAGTAGCTGACGGAGGCACTGGTTCTTCGTCATTGTCTGCTAATGCAGTACTGCTTGGTAATGGTACTTCTGCATTACAAACAGTAGCTCCTGGATCTAATGGCAATGTTCTAAAATCTAACGGAACTACTTGGACATCTGCTGCACCAACTGTTACGTCTGGTCTTGGTTTAAACGGAGAAGTTTGGAATAACGTTACTGGGTCTAGAAGCTTTAATACTGAATACACGAACAGCCGTAGTTATCCTATTGCTGTCTCTGCAAGAACAACTTGCTCTACCAGCTCTGCAATTGCTTTTGTTGTAGACGGTGTTACTATCTCTAACTTTAGCTGGCAGTTCAACGGCTGCGGATCTTTTGGTGGTGGTTTTGTTATTGTGCCTCCAGGTAAAACTTATCAATTAAACAGTGGTCAAAGTGTTGACTTCTGGAGAGAACTATACTAAGGATAACTATGAAACATTATAAAGACGCTAATAATAAACTGTTTGGTTTTGAAGATGACGTAGCAGTTCCTGCTGGTTTAATTGAAATTACTAAAGCAGAAGCTGAGAGAATCGGTAAGCAAAACTATGAAGCCCAGCGTGAAGCAGAAATTGCTGCGATGGATTATGTTCGTCAACGCTTGACTGCTTATCCTGAACTCGGTGAGTTTGTAGATGCTTGGGTTAAAAACGACACAGCAGCACTCGAAGAGTACCGTCAAAAGTGCTTAGCCGTTAAGGAAAAGTTTCCTAAGCCTGAGGGATTCTAGTGAAAGTACCTGTAGTCTTAAGAGACGACTACACCATGTACTTAGAATTACATGATGCAGCGTTGTGGTTTCATACAGATGTACATAAATGGTCGCAGGAAATAAAGAAGAAGTACTTAGAAGATTTAGATTTACTGCAGTACTTAACTAATGTTCCTTTATTAGCGTTAGTCGAGGAAGAAGATACTAAGCTTGCTAAATTTGGTAAAGTAACAGGATGGAATATTTTAAAACCTATAGAAGCAAACGGAAAGAAATACACTATATTTATTAGGAGCAAAAGATGGGTAACGTAGTTAGTGCAGTATTAGACCCCTTTACAGGGGCTAGTGGAGTACGGAAATCAGGAGAACAAGCAGCAGCCCAGATGAGACAAGCTGGTATAGACGCTGCTAATATCTCGGCATTCCGTCCTGTAGGCATGACTACCAGGTTTGGTACGTCTCGTTTCACTCGTGAGATAGACCCTGCTACTGGTACACCGTATATCTCAAGTGCTGGCTACACTGCAGCTCCTGAACTATCCGCATTACAAGATCAACTCTTTGGTAGATTTGCTCCTACGCTCGCTCAAGCAGAACAGATGCAAGGTCAGTATGCTCCGCTGACTCCTGCAGCTCAACGCTTGTTTGGCTTAGGTGAGCAATATCTAGCTACGTCTCCTGAAGCTGCTGCTCAGGATTACATTACAAGTCAACAAGCTTTACTCGCTCCTAGTCGTGCTGCTCAGTTATCTAATGTACGTAATCGTTTGTTTGCTACTGGTCGTGGTGGCTTAGGAGTACAGACTGGTACAGGCTCTGCTCCTGCGTCTCCTGAGTTACAAGCATTATACAATGCACAAGCTCAGCAGGATCTACAGTTAGCTGCTCAGGCACAGCAAGAAGGAAGACAGCGTACTATGTTTGGTGCTGGTCTGTTTGGCACTGGTGCTGGTCTCCTAGGTACTCAAGTACAAGGTGCAGCAGGTGCTTATGCTCCTCTACAGACTCAACTTGGATTGTCTGGTCAAATCGAAAACATGGCGATGCAGCCTTATCAACTTGGCATACAGCTTGGTCAAGCTCAGCAGCCTGGTCAATCAGCAGGTGCTCAGACAGTATACGGTGGTGCTGTACAAGGTGCTCAGACACAGTTTGGTGCTAACCTAGCTGCTCAGCAGATGAACAACCAGTTCTTATCTAGCTTGATTGGTGCTGGTGCTGGTGCGTTAGCTGCTCCTAGTGTAGGTACAATGGCATTGCCAGTAAGCTCAACGACAGGCTATAGCACTGGTATGGGTGGTAGATTTAGCGGATCATTGTTTCAGCTTTAATAAGGGATAGTCATGGGACAGAATGTAAACTATTTATTAGGTAATCAGCAGACTATGCTCGGAGCAGATCCTGAGCTCTATCGTCAACAGTTAATCCAACAAGAGCAACAGCGTATTGCTTCTTTACCTGCACAAAGTCAACTCGGAGCACAACTCGGTACTCTGCTTGGTCGTGGCTTAGTTAACGTAGCACAAGATCGTGGCTTCTTTGAAGTTACTAATCCTGTATTGCAGAAGCTTACTACGATTCAATCTGTGTATAATAACGCTATGCAATCTTCTGATCCAAATGATCCATTGTCTTTCTACAAGAATCTACAGACTGGGTTTGCGGAAGCTGGTCTAGGTCAGCAGGCTTTAATGGCTACTCAAGAATTACGTAGAGTACAGTCAGAGGCAGATAAAGCTCAAGGAGAGAAACTTAAGAATCAAGTTCTTGAGACTGAACTCTATACTAAGAATCCTCAGCTCCTTGACGAGCAGATCGCTAAAGCTCGTGAAGCAGGGAATGATAAACTTGCTAATAGACTCGCTGAACAGCGTGGTCAAATTCAGATTAATATTGATCGTAATCGCCAGAAAGAAGATCTTGATATGGCAGTTCGTCGCTCGAACATTGCTGTTAATGAAGCTCAGATTGAGAAGCTTAAGAAAGATGTTGATACTGGTAAGGTTACAGTACAAACTGTTCCTGATGGCTTCGGTGGTGCTACTGTTATTGTATTAGACCGTGAAGGTAAGAAAGTTCAAGAATATAAAGTAGGAGGTCTTCCTGCAACTGGAGCTCCTGCAGCACCTAAACCTGCTGAGAAAAAAGCTTCAACATCTGGATTTAATATTTTAGGAATAGAACCTTTTAAACCACAATAATGCCAATAGTTAAAATTCAAACCCCCGATGGTAAGATATTAACTATGGAAGCTCCTGAAGGAGCAACTCAAGAAGATATCTTAACTGCTGCTGCAGAACTTTATAAACCTCAGTTTGGATTAGGAGAAACTATTGCTCGTGGTTTAGAGCGTGGTGTTACTTCTACAATCCGAGGAGCAGCACAACTCTTAGGAGCTCCGTCTACTACAGTTCCCGCTGAGGAGCAAGATGCTATCTCTCAGATGCAAGGCACTCCACTCGGAGAACAAATCTCTAGCCTAGCAACTCCTGGGCAAATCCAACAAACAGATCTACAGCGTGAAGCTGAGTTCAGAATGATGGCTCAGCAGCGTCCTGTTGCAGCCTATGGAGCACAGATTGCTGGTAACATTCTAGATCCTATTAACCTAGTTCCTCTCGGAGGAGTTCGTACTCTTGCACAAGGTGCTCGTAACATTGCTATAGCTGGTGGTGCGATGGGTGCGTTAGAACCAGTATACGAAGGCGATAGTCGTTTATTAAATGTTGTTGGAGGAGCTGCTGTAGGAGGTGTTCTCGGTGGTACAATTGGAGGACTGATTAGTAAGTATGGTCGAGAGGCTGTCGAGCAAGCTGGTAAAGAACTAAAAGATAATCGTGCTGTACTCTTAGGAGGTACTGGTCGTATTACTCAAGACAATGTACCACTTAGTCCTATCGCTCAGGAGCTTGCTGAGGTAGCTGCTCCTAAGAACATGGAGCTACAAGACAGTATTGTTCCTTTGCTTCAGCAGCTAGAGGATTCGGAGTTAGCTACTAAACTCACCAATG